GTGACACCTTTGCGACACGTTCGCAACCCCTTGCAAACACAAATGCTGAAATCCGTTCCAGGGCTTGAGTTTTACCCTTTGATTCACCGATACAGATACAAGGGAGAATGGCTGCCCTACTCAGTGACGCAGGTCATAGATCACGACCTCAAGCCGTTCCTGCGTGCCCAGTTCGAGAAGACCAAGGACGGCCCTGATGGCTGGCAGGCACGCGGTGAAGCTGTCCACAAAGTTTTCGCCAACCACCTTCGTGGCGAAGGAAGCGTGCATCAAGACAAATGGTCGCCATGGATCGACACGCTGTTGGCCGAACCCCTTCTGCAAGACATCACACCGCTTGCTGTAGAGCAGCCCCTGCTCAACACGATTAAGCGAGTCGGTGGCACGCCTGATGCAATCTTTGTCAAAGGCGACGACATCTACATCGCGGACCTCAAGACCGTCAGTAAAAAAGAGGGCGTTTCTAGTCGCAAAGAGGCTTTACCTCAGCTAGGTGCTTATCTTGAGTTCGCCGCAAGCTGCTATCCCGGCGTTTACGTCACCAAGCTGGTGACGATCATCGCCGGCCCAGGCAAATGCAAGGTCCGTTTTTCGGAGCTTGAAAAAGCCACGGACGCATGGCAAGACGCTTGGGGCCGTTTCTCTGTTCTACAGCCTGATTTTTGATGAAGTGCCCTGAGTGCGGATGCTCTTGGATCAGCGTCCTTGAATCACGTCACACCAGCGAGAAGGCGATTAGCCGACGACGCCAATGCAAGGGGTGCAATCACATTTGGGCCACTGCTGAGGTGCCTGTGCCCCATGGAGAGTGGGGCTACAAGAACACGGCCAGGTTCAATGGCCGCGACAAGGCTGAGTTTGGCGTTAAGGCTCGGATGCTTGAGCGTCTCGCATCTGCGTGAACTGGTCTGAGATCCTGCGTAAGGGGGGCGTGCCTGAGCCCCCCGGCTATTTGGAGACTGTGCAGCGAGTGCAACAGAAGCCAAAGAAAAAGAAGAAAGCTAAGGGCAAGCGTTGACATGGCATACCAGTGACGGCATGATGCTGCGCATGAGCCCTCTGCCTCGTTCGCTCATGACCAGCCTCAACAGCAACAAACGGCCTCAACGTTTCCGCCCTGAGGGCTACAGCCCTTGGACTAACGCCATCGTGATTGCAGTTTTCTGCGCTCTCTTTGGCGGTGCGTTCTGGGTCAGCTTGACCCAGACGCTTGACCAGCAACAACGTCAACACTGCGAGCAGGGCTGGCAACCTGCCTGCGAAAAACTGAAGTAATGGGTCGGGGGATCTACTGGAACACCCGGCCTGAAGACACTGTCAGAGCGGCCAAGGCGAGAGCTAAGGCCGCTTTGCACGAAAAGAACCCAAAGCTCACAAAACTAGAGCTTGCTTTTTACCTTGCCCTCAAAAATGAAAACGGTTCAAATCAACCTTGATCAGCTGCGATCTGAAAAGCTCAAAAAGCTGTCAGAAGCGACCAAGGGCAACATGACCAACGTGTCGATTGCTGGCGAGTTTATTGAGTTCGAGCAACCTAAGCTCAGCTCTTCCAAGCTCGCTTTGGCTCTGCTCAACTCTGCAATCGACAAAGCTTATGCACAGCTCCCCGGCTAGTTTCACGTTCCGCGTTCTTGGCACACCAGTGCCGCAAGGCTCTGTCAAAGCTTTTGGCAGCAGAGTCGTTGCAAACAACGAACAAGCCTTAGGTAGCTGGCGCTCAGATGTTGCAGCTGTTGCATATCGCGAGAAGCCAGCTGACTGGGACATCAACGCTGCAGTATCGCTGCGTTGTGAGTTTGTGTTTCCTCGGCCTTTGTCGCATTACGGCACTGGCAAGAACGCCACAAAGCTGAAAACGTCAGCACCTAGGCATCATGTCAAAACGCCCGATTTAGACAAGCTCTGTCGGGCATGTGGTGACGCTATTGCTGATGCGTGCGGCATGGTCCTTTTAAGGTCCGATGCGCAAATCTGTTCTATCTACGCCGCTAAGAGGTACTCAACCGATGACTTCCTCGGTGCCATCATCACCGTCACAGCCCTTGATTGAGGCGCTTGTCTCGTTCCACAAGACAGTGCCAGCCATTGGCAAAACAGCCAATGCCCAATACGGCAAGTTTGCCGATCTTGAGACTGTGCTCTCTACCGTCACGCCGCATCTGATTAAGAACGGTTTGGTGGTCTCACAGACCTTTGAGCCAAGTGAAGGGGTTGACCCGATCTTGGTGACAAAGCTGCTGCACGTCAGTGGCGCAGAGCTTGTAAGCCGTCTGCCAATGATTATTGGCAAAGGTCGCAACGCCCTGCACGACTTTGGCGGCTCTTGCACCTATCTCAAAAGGTATGCCCTACTAGCTCTGCTCGGCCTTACGGCTGACATGGACATGGATGGCGATTTTGCTGACGACAAGCCTTTAGCAAAGACAGAGCCAAAAAAAGCGCCAGCCGTCCCAGAGGTTTCTGACGAGGATCAACCTCTTTCAGAAGACGAGCGTCAAACGCTGATTCAAGTGATCACAGAGATGCAACCTGGCAAGCGTGAAAGCTTCTGCAAGTCGTTCCGATTTGCGTTCAAGCTAGGTGACAACGCTAAGGTCTCGTCTGCAATCACCAGCCGCAAGCATCAGGCCTGGATTCAAGCAAATGAGTGACGACGACAAAAAACGTGAACAACAAGCCAAGGCAGATGCCAACCGCCGTTCACAGCACTTCCAAGTGCGGCTAGATAAACAGCTAGCCCAACAGTTGCAGCACTATGCCGACCAACGTCACAACGGCATCATCAACTCTGCACTGATGACCATCATCTCCAAATTTTTCAACGGAAAGTAATGCTCAACATCACAGCTCACGGCAACCTTGGCAGTGACCCTGAACTAAAGGACTACAACGACACCCAAGTTGCTAGGTTCAGCCTGGCTGCCAACACTGGCAAAGACGAGACCACTTGGATTAACTGCTCTGTATGGGGCAAGCGTGTCGAAACTGTCATGCAGTACCTGCACAAAGGGGACAAAATTACTGTTGCCGGGTCAGGCAAGTTACAGGAGTACACCCGCTCTAAAGACAACAGCAAAGGCCATAGCCTGCAGCTGCGCGTCTCTGACTTCACGCTGCCGGCAAGGTCTGAACCTGCTGCAGCTGACAAACCTCGCATTGACTTTTAAGGTGAGAAAGAACGAGGTCAAAGGAGCGTCCCCCCGCGCTCCTTTTTTTATGAGGCCAACCATCAAGCAGGTCGAGAAAGACGGACTGCTGTTATGGGAGGTCAGCCACTGCGGAATGGTCCGCTACTTCAAGCACGACTGGCAGGCCAACTGGCATTTTGAGTCATGCGTCAGGCTCTACAGGTCCAGGGTCACAGGTAAGCAGGGTTAGTCCCAGCAAGCGATCTGTGCGTCTAGCTCGCTGATGCGTGTAACAGCTTGGCTTAGCAGTTTCCCTTGATGCCAGCTCTGCCTCACAAGGGCAGAGCAAAGCATTTTTAGCGCCTCTTCGTCGTTGCAGCTGTTGACCTCCCTGACGCTGCGTTCAACCTCAAGCTCTTCTTCAAGGGTTTGATTCACAACCATCCAGTCGGCCCAGCCCATTGGATTGTTACAGAATCTGTTGCTCTGAATAGTAAGCAGCGTTTTTGGCTGTGTCCATGCTGCGTTTTTACTCAGCAAATATGGCCCAGCCGCTGTGTGGCCCGTTCACCTGCCAACGCTGATGAAACTCAGCCTGTCGCACGCGAACTCGATAACCACTTAAGGCATCGTTGTGTCCCCCGTGTGCCATGTCAGGCACACCCATTGGGTCGCTCATCAGCCATTCGCTGTCGTTCGAGTAACGGCCTGAATAACCGTGAATCAGACTCCAGTGGCCGCAGGTGTAGGAACTGCACATTGGTGGTTCGCCGCGCAAAAGGTCGCCGGCATGGAGCCATCCCACCAAAACCGGGCGACCCTCGTCTATCTCCTTTTCTATGTCAGAGGCGTCAGCGTCTTGCACAAAACGTACTTTTAGCCCAAGGCTTGTGAGAGCTTTGACCTGAGCCATGACAGAAGTCGTTTCGCCAAATTTGGCTCTGATTTGGTTGTACTCCTCTTGTGTGCCGACCTTTTTATGAAAAGCGGCAAGCATTGCTGCCGCTGAGGTGAAGCACATACGTCTCCCGTCGGGAAGATTGAGTTGTCTGAAGTAGGCAGGCAAGTGAACTTCCTGGGCAATGCCGCTCGCTCGCCATGCTTCATACCAAGCCGCGTCCTCATCCAAAAGGCTCTGCGGCAGGGAGCGTTCAAGTTCTGCAATAGCAGCCAGCTGGTGGGGCGTACCACGGAAGAAGGTGAAGAACGGCAAGAGCGCGAATCCCATGGCTGTCAGCAGCAGGGTCACTTGGATAATGCCGCGCACGCTTTAGTGGTCAACTCTGGTGTCAGGCAACAGCATTTCGCGCACATGCTTCACAGCCAGGTCGTCCAAGTCGTTGTCAGTTCTAGCGACGATTTTCTCCAGCATCGCCACAATCAATTCCTTGAACGCTCGTGATTTCCAAGCGGTCATCAACACAGGCTTGAGAATTAGAAGCATTGGCCTGGCCTAGTTACCCTTAAAGCGTAGCTCTGTTGCGCAATGGCAGAAACTCCAGACGATCATCACGAAAAGGAAGGCATCTCAATGGCAGATGTCGTCAAGGCTCTTGTCTTGGCTTGGAGTGCCGCGCTTCTAACTGCCTCTTATTTGGGCATCTTCCCCCAAATGAAAATGGACAATACGTTTGTGGCCAGTCTATTGACAGGTGCCATGGCTTCTTTTGGCATCGAGCGCAAGAGCAATGGAAATGGCAATAAAAAACCCACTATCGTGGATAACAAAGATTCCAAGGCTGGCATCAAATGATTCGAGCACTTTTGGTATTGGGTGTCACATTGTCAGCCGCTTTGCCCGCTCGTGCTGATTTAACCCACAAAATTCAAAGCTCAGTACAACTGGAGGTTGGTGGAGCCTCCACACGCGCCATCAGGGTTGGCAACAGCTACAGCATCAGCGGAACCGGAGTAGACACCAGCGTGACTTCAGGTGGCTCTACTACTAGCGATGCTCTTGGTGGTCTTGGTGCAGCGACCAATGGCGTCAACGCCATCACAATTCCAGACGCAACCCAAAAGACTGCTGGCAACTCATTTAGCTTTGCGACCAGCTACACCCAAGGCGACACCGTTCCAACCTCAGCTCCCACTGTTGGTGCCGTTCCAGCCTTTGGTGATGTCACCAGCACAGCTGCAGGCGTCAACACTGGCTTGGCTGGCACCATCACCACAGCAGGCGCTGTCACGATTTCACCTGGCGGAGCCAACACAACGGCTATCGGTCAAGTCATTACTGAGCTGACAACCCGGTGAAACGGCTAATCATTCTGCTGCTGCTGCCTTCTCCAGCAGTTGCAGTGCCTGTCGTTCCCAATTTTTCTCAGGGCCTTGTCTCCTCCACGACACAGTCGAAGACGGTTGTGCGCGAGAGCATTGTTTCTGAGAGCTACCGCACTGGCTTTGAATACAGCGTCAGCGGGACTGGAGTTGAGCCAACCAGCGGTGTAGTTAGCCCGTCAGCAGGGACAACATCTTTAAACCTTTCTAGTCGTTCAACTTGGAAACAAACCGTGCCAGGTGCAGCATTCCAGTTCGCAGAGACTTACAGCGGACCTGGCCTCATAGAAAAAGTCAATATCGAACGCGAGACCCTTATCGAAACAGTTGTGGACTCCACCAGCACGTTTAGCCAATGAAAGCAGTTGCCGCAGCTGTATCGCTCAGTTTTTTGTATTGCTTACCTGCTGCAAGTCAGGTCAGTGCAACTGCATCTCCAGTGAGCAATTCTTCGGGCTCTGTTGTTAATCAAGCGGTGCAAATCGTGCCGGGACAGTACCTCAAGTATTCAGTAGGTAGCGGCATTCAATGCGATGGAGCAACGCTAAACATCTCCCCCTTTGTTTCGTCTACGCATTCTTTTGGCCAGCCAAACAATGAGTATTATCACGAGAATGTGTACGATAACAGCGATAATTTTGGCCTTATAGATCCAGAGACTGGGCTTGATGGCCCTGACGGCATCCCAGACAATCCTGGCAAGGTGCTCTATACGAAACCGCAGAGAACAGGTTATCGCCAAAACTTCAGTACCAATCTGGGCATCACCGCAACCTTCTCAGTGCCTCTCGATTGGGGCCCTATAAACCTGTGTAAGGACGCGCAGCGCAAGCAAGTTGCCTTGTACGAACAAGCCTTGGCGGACAAGCGGCTTAACTATGAGATGGGAAGACTTAAAGCCTGTGCGACTGCCCTGCGCGAGGGTTATGGCTTCGCCAAGACTTCGCCTTTTTATTCCATCTGCGCTGATGTCGTCCTCAAGCCCAAGCCGGTAGAAGACCACACCCACCAGATTATTTACCCAAAGCCCGCCTCAGATCGCGAATGGCTTGATTCCGGTGACGCTGAATCACCCGCCGCTGCTGTAAAGATTCCGGTTTTACCTTACGGCCAAGTTTCTGATTGACCTTCTTCACCACCTTTTTGGTCAAAGGCTTGGCCAGCTTCTGCAGCAATGACGCGATCGGTTTGGCGAATATGGCGGTGGTAGTCGCGAAGGCGGCAGTCAAGGCGATTGAAAAGGTTGGCCCTACGTCAGGCAGATAATTGTTGACCATCTGGCTGACAGGGATTGAACCCCATATCTCCACACATTTGCCATCCTTCAACTCATGGCCAGTCAAAATCTGATTGCCTAGCTTCGAGAAGCTTCCTAGTTTCTTCGCCCCAAATGGCGGGCAGGGAGGGTCATTTGTTGTCACCCTTGGAATGTCGGGACCGCCGCCCGGCACAGTGGGTTGAGGGGATGGGGCTGGACTTGACACATCCGGCCTCTTTATTTTGGGTTGTGGTGGCTGCACCCAAGTGAAGTCACGCGGCCTGTAGTCCGGCGCTTCATAAACAGGCACCGCACCAGTGCATAACGTCACGTTGCCTCGCGGATCTTCCTCAAACGTTTTCGTTCCATTGCCAACAGCAATCCGTGCCCGCACACAGCCAGGCATATCAATAACTGGGAACCGCGTAGACGTAACTGGCGGCGCTGCTGGTAAAACAGGTGGTGGTATCGGCTGACTGACAGAGATCATTGGCACGCCGATTGCATTTACCCCGATCTCAGGAATCTCCGGCATGAAGTCAGAACGGTTTACAGCAGGTAACGAACTTTGGATCGAAGTTACCAAGCACAGGGAAGGCCCGCCGCTCGTCTATGTCTGCAGGTCTGGCAAAAGTTCAAAGCTATTCACTGATCCGGCCAAGCTCCTCAAGTTTGTGCGCTGGCCTAAATCAACCCCCACAGGCCAAGCCCTGCGTGAATGGCTTGACCATTGGGATGCACCAGAAGTTGAGCCGCAGGCCGAAACTAAAATGGTGACTTAATCGGCACAGCTGGGCCTGTAGTGGTCGGCAGCTCAGGCAACGCCGCATCAATTTCACCTGGAATCATCTCGGTGACATCGCCCATCATGTCGGCAGCCATGTCGTCGATCATTCCGGGAATTCGAGCAAACGCAACAATCGACGCTCCAACAAGAGCAGACGACATCACGAAGCCAAGAACGCCGAGAACGTTGCAGATTTTTTGCATGGTGATTGCAGATAAAACAAAAGGCCCCCTCTCGGGAGCCCTTTGCCGACCTGTGTGAAGTCCTCTGAGTTATAGCTCAGAGTTGGAA